AGGTGAACCAAGCCCGATCTAATGCCGCGCTGGTTTCAAGTTCGATTTGTGCCGTTGTTTGGTCAGCCTCCACCCCGCTTTCCACATTGACAAGGTGCCAAGTGTCTACTGTTTCCCCGTCGTCCTCTACCGTGAATTGGAAGGGGGGCAAGACGGAGACGGGGGAATGCAGGTAGCCCCGGTGCGCTTGGTCGTCATCGGTGGCGTAAAAGGCGATTACGTTATAAGGATTGCTTTGGCGGATCATGCGCGGTAATTTCTTACAAAGATAATGCTAATCTTCTAATTCGCGCATGTCGTCAAGCGGGGCGCGGCGGGGTTCGCTGGAATGAAGGGTAATAAACGACACAATAACACACAGCCCTAATCCGCATACTGTCCACCCCCGGAGCGCTTGTATAAATTCAGCACCATTCCAATAAGTGAATGCGAGCGGGGGTATTACCCAAAATAGACAAACGATTAAAAGAAAGCGTTTTATCATGTCCTTGAATTTTAAAAGCCCCCGCGCAGCAGGCACGGGGGCGGAAAGTCCTAACTCCAATTTGCGTAACTAAATCTTATGAAAAGTTTTCGACGTACAGGCAAAGGCATTTAATTGCTGTGGCACGAGTAATAGGGAAACCGAGGTCAGCGCGTTCCATTCCTGCAAGGTTTGCAATTGTGCCTCTTGTCTTTAAATCCCATTCGTATGGTACAAAATAGTGGCCGCCAATACTTGAAGGCCAAAACCCGGCAGCGGTCAACATTGCATCAAAAGCTTGCGGGCTTAGCTTTGCTGGCTGTTTCATACAACTCTTTCGATTGTTTGCCCGTTGGCATACTCGACAATCAACGTCCTGCCGATAAAGCCGGGCTGGACGATGTTTTGATAGAACGGGAAGACCGTCACCGGGCTTCCGTCTTCGTGTTTTTGTTCGGTCACGTAACCGAGTTGCTTTTTACCGAGCGCCGTTACTTGTTCGGTTACGGCGGCGATGGTATAGGTTATTGTCATGGTTGTAAAGGTTTGCGCCCGGCACGAGGCCGGGCAGGGTGGTTAGTTAGTTGGCGACTATTGAAATCATTTGTTCAGCAAAGCCGCCGTTAGACAAAAACAAATCAATTGCAGCGCCTTCATTTTCAGCATCTATGATAAGGTTGTCAATTTTACCCGATGTGTTTGTAAATGTTAATTTAAAAGATTTCATTGTCGTTAGGTTGTCGTTAAATGATGCCGCAATATACAGTGCGCAAGACTTCAAAAGCAATTCTAACCGACCAACGCACCAAAAAAACCGACGAACGAAAGGAAACGAACGACTAAAGCATGCCGGGTAAACGCTTGGCCGCGTCTAACTCGAAAAAGAACCGCATCATTAGCGCGTCGGAAAGGTCAGGCGAGCGGCCAATGGCTTTCTTTACCTCTTCCTTCGACACAAGGCGCAATTTCCCGTCTGTAACATCACCCCGCTTCACCTGTTCTAACTCTTCGATAAGGTCATCCTTCGCGCCTTCGGGCATCTCGCAAGCCCAATACAAAGCCCCGGCGTTGATTTGCGCGGCAAGGTGGAAATAGCACTGCGTTTTCAGGTTGAAATAGTTTTCTTCCTGCCCTTTATAAAGCATCTGCCTTGCCCCGTTTACGAAACTTTGCGCGCCGGGGATGTGACCCGTTACCCCGCCTCCGATGCCGTCCGCATCGAAAACCACGTTTCCCGGCTTTACGGCATAGCGCATACGTTGGCGCTGGATTGCCTGGACTATTTGCGCCCCGTTACTCTTTGGGATGATCTCACAGTCTATAACCGTCCACCCGTCCCAAACAAGGATAACAAAACGGTCTGAACCTTGTCCGGCAATGTCGGCGGTGATGTACTTGTAGGATGTGCGGGCTACGTGGTCATTGTTCCACAGGTTTACAATATTGTCGTATTCGATCAGCGCGGCGGGGTCGCCGTCGTATTCCCAATCCCCGAAAAGCAAGCGCCGTTTTTGCGCGCCGGTGAGCGTCCGGTGCAGGGCTTCGATATAACCTTTATCAAGTCGCTTGTTGTCCTCCGGTAGCGCCTGAATGAAACGGCAATGAGGGGGTAGGGTGCCCTCCTTGTGCGGCTTGTAGTATTCCCGATACAGGTAGTTTTTAGACGGGTTGCAGGTTTGCAGTAGCTTGCCGGTAAGCCCGTATAGATCATTTTTCCAGCGGCCAATTGATATTTGCAGGTTGCGCTTTGCTTCTGTTTCAAACTCCCCCGCTTCTTCTATCCACCCCCGCGTCATTTGCATGGAGCCGAAACGCTGGTAAAGCGGATCAGAGGGGAGGTACTTTGCGGCAAGAAGGTAGACGCGGGACTGGTTGTAGCAGGTATAAAAGTTATCTTGCCCGTTAAATTTGTACATGCTTTGCGGTACCTCCATATCAGTCAGCACCTCGTTAATGGAAGGTATTGTAAACTTGGTAAGGTCGCTCCCGGTTTTCCGGGCAATAAAATAGTGGGTGCCGGGGTAGGTTAGGGCGTCGGGGAAAATTAGACTACAACCAAGATATGACTTGCCCGCGTTTTTTAATCCGCCGTAAACGATGTCGGAGACGGTCGGATCAACCCACGCCCGGCAGGCTTCCTTTTGGCGCTCGTTTCCGTGCGTATCGAAAACCAGTTTCCTGCCCATTATTTCACCTCCATTCCGGTGATCTGCTCAATGGCGATGGAGCCGCTGTGTTCCTGCTTAACCGGGGCGTTATGTCCTAATACTTTACACAGGCTGTCAAGGGCGGCGCGTTTCTCCCATACCTTTACCTTTGTTGTGGTGCCGACTTGGTTGTCACCCGTGCCGATAGTCAGCACCTCCACGCCTCCGATTGCGCCCGCTGTGGCGGCGTCAAGTTCGTGAATCGGAATCAGCCTCCCATCTTGGCCGTAAAGTTTTCGGATGTCGAAAAAGGCAAGCTTAGCGTATTCGGCGAGGATTTGGTCTAAGGTGATTTCGTTGCGCTTTGCTGCTGCTGCTTGAAGTTCGGCTATTCGTTCCTGAATACCAACATTTACCAACAATTTATAAGCATCCTTTGTGGCGTAATTCTTTGAGTAACCCGCCCGGAGCGCGGACTGCGTCACGTTAAAATCAATAAGGTATTCTTGGCAAAACGCTTCGTATCTGTCGGAAAGTTTCGGCATTATCTGTCGCTTTTGCAACAAAGTTACATCTTCCTTGCTAAAAACACAAACCACCGGCCAAAGTTGAACCGGGGGACGTGCGAGCGGTATTGTAGAGAACGGTTATTCCTTGAACGAATCGAGGGCAAAGGCAATAATTTCAGCAGCGCGGTGTTCGTGCATTTTGGCGACATAAACTGTCATCTGGTAGCGCTTTTCATTGTAAGCTGTTTCGATACCATCCTGCTTTTTAAGGTGATCCAGCAAAGCGGGCGTGACCGGCTTAAACGTGTTGACCTCCCAAAACCCGACAATGGATTTTTCAATCGAATACTTGCCCTGCTTCCAGTGGCTTGTAACCGTGCCGTCCTTGTCGCTGGAGATCATTTCTACATCGCCTGTAAAGTGAGTGCCAATTGTGTCTTCTGCTGAAAATAAACGGAATCCTTCAATAGGGATAGATTGGCCTTTAACAACGTTCTGCCCGCACCCGGTCAGGGCGAAGGTCAGGAATAAAACGGAAAAGAAAATTGATTTCATAATTCTATCTGCTTTTAGTAGCGGGGGCAAGATTTTAACTTGCGACCTTTTGGAAGTTACCAAAACGAGCTAACCGAGCTGCTCTACCCCGCGATGTGAAACAAAGTTACACGTTACTCCTGAAAACACCAAACCCCGGCGCTGGTTTTGTTCAGGCCGGGGTGTAGCGAAGAAGCGATGTGCTATAACCCCAAAACATTTTTCTTGTAAGAAGTAACCGACATTTGCCCGCTTGCCAGCAATGCAGCGTGGTAGCTGCTTGGTGTAATGCTAATAAAAGAACCGTCTGCCTGCCAATTAATGTGGCTGTTTATGTTGTCAGACAACCAAATGCGGTTCGATTCTGTGTTTTTAATTTTAATGGTTTGCATTGTCTTGTTGTTTTGTTGTTAACGATACGACAAATATACAGGCCCGGTAATCGAAAAACAATCTAAACTCGACGAACGAACGGTTTTAGACGACGTTTGTAAGAATTTGACCTATAAAGAACAATTTGCCCCGCTATCACCATGACTTTGCACATGGCAATGAGGTACACGGTAGCAAGCGGGTGAGTAATAACCCATTTTAAAGCGTTCTCAGCGACGATCTCCCCGAAAACGATATAGACCAGCGCATGAAGCAGGGCAAGGTAAAGAGGAAAGGCAA